TCCCCAGCGATGCTGAAGCATTAACTCGTTTGAGATTTTAATTTGAAAAGACGACCACCAACACCCTTCAGGCCAGACCACCTGCACCTCCTCCAGATCATTGAGGGTGGTGAGATGGTTACTGGTGCTGTGGCGATCCGTGTGGACGACGACCAGTTTCAGGTAGGCTTAAAAAGCCACTACAAGCCAGCAACGGCCCGTGAGCAGGTTAACGGGTGGGTGATGATGGTGGTGGAGGATGAACACGAATGGTTGAGCAGCAAAAGTTAGCCAAGGATTTAGGGGTTACCGCTAGGGACCTTCAGGCTAGGCGTAAAAAGCTACTGGAGGGGTTTCATTATGTTAAGGCAGGCAAGTCTTACAGGTGGACCGAGGAGGGTGGTGATCAGGTGATGTTTGACATGGGGTTGTTGCCTCATCCACCGAGTCACGTTGCTGAGGTTTCAGGCAAGGTTCCGAGGAACCAGAGGCTGGTGAATGCGAGGGTGATGGGTGAGGAGTATTTGGTGAAGGTGAAGGACAACTCGATGTACTCAAAGAGGTTCCTGTTCCCGGTCAAGTGGGATGGGGCTGGTTTTTATGCTGTGAGGCATCCGAGGGTTAGGGGCAGGTTGTGACTGAGGAGCAGAAACAGGAGAAGTTGCACCAAGCGGTTGACAATGTGGTGAACCGGTTCAGGGAGGAGTTTGACATGACCTTTGTGAGCATGTTGGGGGTGTTGCAGTTGGTTCAGGTTGGCTTGGCTTGTGAGGCTTTTGGTTATGATGATGAGGAGGACGATGACGATGATGACGGGGAGGAGTGGAAAATTGTTTTTGATGACCCCGGTGAAGACGACTGATTTATGATGAAGGCTAAAAAAGGCAGGTTATATCCGGTGAAGAACCGGAAGAGGAAGACGGGTGCCAATAGTGTTTACTTTCAGGCTTGGCTGGAGACTGCCGGGGAGTGGGAGCCGTTTATGTTCACGGCTTATCAGTTACAAGAGGCACAGCTTCGGGCCAACATTAACCCGGAAGACTGCAAGCCGAAGAGGAGATTTTTATTTTGGTGATGACAGAGAAGGAGATAGCGGAGTCATTGGACTTGAGAACCGACATGGCTAGGTTGGCATTGGCGCAGTTCATAAAGAACATCAAGGTGTTTGATGAGAAGCAGGCCGACTATGGCAGCAAGAACATAGCTTCATGGGGCAGCAAGAATCAGGACATGTTTGGTGTCCTGACGAGGCTCAAGGACAAGGTGCATAGGATAGCGAATTTATTAGACAACAGGGATACGCCCAACAACGAGTCCATTGCGGATAACTGCATGGACATTTCCAATTACGGATTAATATTAAGCCTACTGGCTGAAGATAAGTGGAGGTAACAAATGACAAAAAAAGCATTCGACCCGTCTTTATATCGGGCGAACGATGCCAAGGGGAAAGGTGCGGTGGTGGCACACCTGCAAAAGAAGGGTTCATGGATAAATGCAGCGGAAGACACCAAGCATGATGTCAAGGAGTTGAGGTTGAACCGGCATGAGGTGGAAATTCGATCCGGTTGGACCGGAGCGAAATTTCCCTACGCAACCATTCATATCCCTTACAGGAAAAAGAGGTTGATGGACAAGCCGTTCACATACTGGGTTTTGAATTATGAGTGTACATATGCGATGACGATAGGCAGCGAGGATATTGCTTGTTGCCCGATTGAGAGGGTAGCCAACAAGTATGTGCCCGATGGCACCGAGGAGTTTTTTGATGTGCCCGTTGAGGGTTTCGATTTAATCAAGCTGGAGAGTTGAACCACCCCGTCTTACAGGACCTAGACACCGACACCATTGCTTCGATCAAGGAGCAGTATGGTGAGGAGCAGGGTACCCACCTCATCGAGAAGGTCCTGAAGCCTGCCCGTGAGGAGATCATCAGGCAGGAGGAGGAAGATGCTTATTATTCAGGCTATATACCGGATCATTGGAGGGATGCGGACGACTTATTAAGAACTTATGAACACCTGTTAATAAGTGGAGGCAACCGGAGTGGCAAGACGAGTTACAGTTGCCGCAAACTGGTTGACATTATGGTGACCAAGCCCAAGGCCAAGGTGGTGGCGTTTAGCATGACCAACCAGAGTAGTGTGCGTGACCTTCAGCCTGCGGTTTACAAGTACCTGCCCAACGAGTTCAAGGGCAGGAAGAAGATGGGCAAGGTTGGCAATGTTAGTTACACACAAAAAAATGGGTTCACCAATTCCAGCTTTGTGCTGCCCAACGGGAGTCAATGTTTCTTCCATTATTACGAGCAGAGATCGGACATCCTAGAAGGGATGGAAGCGGACTTGATCTACTGTGATGAATTGGTGCCAGCGAGTTTAGTGGAGACTGCGGTCTACCGCTTGGTCACACGGAAGGGGAAGCTAATTATTGCGGCCACCCCTATCACCGGCTGGACCCCTGTCGTGAACAAGTTCATGGCAGGGGCGAAGCCGCTGTCCACGGTTGAGTCTCCCCTGCTTCCCGACACGGTTAATGTGACCGGATGTCCGGTGGGAACGATGCCGTACCAAATGGAGTGCATGGACCCCGGTTGTGCCGTGATATTTTTTCACACCAGCATGAACCCCTACAACCCATACGATCAGATGGAGAGGGTCTTGACGGGTGAGAGTTCTACGCAGATCAAGATCAGGGCATACGGGTGGTGTGACCGGACGAGCAACACATGGTTCCCCAAGTTTGGTAAGGACCATATTATATCCCCTGAAAAAATTCCGACCGAAGGGACCAATTACATGGTTGCGGACCCCCACGGGGCACGTTCGTGGATGGTCCTATGGTTGCGGGTCAGCATCGTGGATGGAGAGGAGCGATTTTTCATATACCGGGAGTACCCGGACATGCCCACCTACGGGGAATGGGCAGTAGGTGGTGACGACATGAGCGGGAAGATTGGGCCTGCCCAAAAACCGGTGGGCACCGGTCATACGATGTATAAGGAATTGATCAGGGAGCTTGAGGGCGATGAGAAGATCGAGGAGAGGTATATCGATCCCCGTGCGGGTGGAAGCAAGGCAATGACCGATGACGGTGTGACCCTGATTGAGAGGATGGCATATGATGAACCTGAGATGTACTTCACGCCAGCACCGGGGATACATATCGAGCAGGGCATAGGCGTTGTGAACGATGCGTTGGATTATAATATTGATGACAAGCTGAGTAGCGTGAACCAGCCCAAGTTGTTCATATCGAGCGAGTGCAAAAACACGATTGCCTGCATGACCGAGGCTAGTGCTGCCGGTGGGGAGAGAAACGCCTTTAAGGACCCAATCGATTGCCTGCGATATATAATGACAGCAAGCCCAATGCACATTACCGACCAGACATGGGCATCATCAGGAGGGGGAACATATTAAGGAAATGCAAGTAGCGAACTATCCACCCTTGTTGAGTTTGGCTGAGGCAGCGGAACTAACTGGACTATCAAAAGAATATTTAACCAAGTTGAGGCGTAATGGTGTCTTGAAGACCTATACGCTTCAGGGCGGGGACAAGGGTTCCCCCCGATACAAGATTTTTAGGGACCACTTATTAAAACACACAGGACTTTCATGAACAAAAACGAGACAGAGGACCAACTGGTCCAGCATAAGGACGGCAAGGTTGATGTGGAGACGTTGACTTTTGAGTATAGGAGAAGTTTGACCGATGGTCATGCTCTGGAACGGATACAGTCTGCGGACGATGTGCGGTATGCACGTTGGAACAGCCAGACGAGTGATTTTAAGAAACACGCAAGTGCGTTGAGCGAGGGTTCGCAGCCGTTCCCGTTTGAGGGTGCTGCGGACAACCGCATCAGGCTTGCCGATGAAACCATCAACCAACTTGTGGCGACCATGATGAACGGGTTCCAGAAGTCTCAGTTGAAGGTTGGGGCAACCGAGTCGAGCGACACCGAGGCAGCGGCAAGCATGAACACGTTGATGCGCTGGTTGATTGGCACCAAGCTGTACCATGAGATGCGGCGTGAGGCAGAACTGATGGCACAATATTCCATGCAGTATGGGTGGAGTGCGATGTTTGT